TACGGCACAAATAGTGGAGGTGGTAGCATGATACAGGAAGTAGTTGAGGAAATGGAAAAAATGGTCAAAGATGTACTTAACAACAGCGTACACACTGCTATGCCTGGTAAAATACTGACATTTGATGATGCTACTGGAATGGCAAACGTTCAACCGATTGGAAGTTTTTTCTGCGGAAAAGTAGAAATGGACTATCCTGTCATACCTTCCGTACCTGTTTGTATAACTGCAAATTCATCCGGTATCGCCTCGTGTATACCGATAAAACCTGGAGACACATGTTTGCTTGTTTGTGCGGAACAAAGCCTCTCTGCGCTCCTATCAGAAACGACGGATGCACAATCAAATGAGCGATTCGATCTTACAAACTGCATTGCTGTTCCGGGATTACAGAGAGCGCCAGTAGATGCCCAGAAAGAAGCAAATGAAAAAGAGGCTGTAGTAATCACGAATGGAGACAAGAAGATTGTTATAACGGAGGAAGGAATTGAAATAACAGGAGATACCAAAATTGAAGGAAACATAGAAATCAATGGAGATGTAAGTATCAAAGGAATTACTAAGTTTGACGGCAAAGTATCCATCAAAGGTAACCTGGATGTAGATGGAAATATCACAGCTACAGGAAATATTACAGGTGCGAACACGGAGGGATGACAATGAATGACTTGCAGATGACAAGAGAAGGAGATTTGTATGTAAATAATGATATAGCAGTCACTGACAGCATCGAACAGGGAATTTATATCAGACTTAGGTGGTTTTTCAAAGAATGGAAGTTTGGACCGGATTATGGAGTTAAATATTTTGAAAATATTTTTGTTAAAAATCCAAATAAGCAGCTGATCATAAATGATATATCAAAACAGATATTGTCAGTTGATGGAGTAAAAAGCGTTGACAATGTGACTGTTTCGATAAATTCAGCAACAAGAGAGGCTGTGATAAAATATACGGTCACAACAGAGAGTAAAGAGAGATTTGAGAGGGAGGTGAATATATGGAATATGGCGTAACGGATAAAGGGTTTGTTTTAAAAAGGTTTGACACAATCCTCAAAGAAGTACAAGAAGATCTTTCCGGTTCCCTTGGATTTGATGTATCTCAGAATCCACAATCACTGCTCAACTCTGTCCTGATCATTCCGTTTTGCGATAAAATAGCAGAAATGTGGGAGGTGGCACAAGAGAGTTATTATGCAAAATACCCATCTACAGCAGAAGGAGTAAATCTTGACAATGCATGCCAGTATAGCAACGTATTCAGACGAGGAAATAAGCATACCGAGTACACAATACATTGCACTGCGAAGGATGGAACGATTGTTCCTGAAGGAAGCCTCATATCGTCAATTACAAATCCTGTAGTACAGCTTAAAAGTACAAAGGATTCAGAGATTACGAGATCGTCCTGCAATGCAATATGTATAAAGCCAGTTACAATCGTTGAAGGTACTTACAATGTAGAGCTGAATGGCAAAATGTATAGTTATAAAGCCACAGGAACACCGACAGCGGAAAGCATAGTTAACGGATTGGCCGGAATAATAGAAGTTGCTGGATATGCTGTTGCAACTGATACAGAGAATGGGACACTTACCATAGAGGATACAGTGGCAGCTCGCAGTAATGATGTGTCGCTGTCAAGCAATCTTACTACAGAATATGTGGTAAGTCTAGTACACTATTACACAGTTGATTATGGAGATATTCAGTGCCCGGAAGGTACTATTTGCGATATTGCATCAAATGTAACTGGTCTGATATCTGTGGTCAACAAAATAGAGCCAACACCTGGAAGAATTCAGCAAAGTGATATTTCTTTCCGGCAGGATTACATAAGAAAATCATATGGAACATCATCAACAATGACAGAAAGTATCGAAGCATATATTCTGGAAAACGTTGCCGGAGTGAAAGATGTGAGGTGCTACGAGAATCCATACAATGTAGAAGATGAACTTGGAAGGCCTCCACACTGCGTTGAAGTTATAGTTGATGGCGGAGATGAGGAAGCAATAGCCAAGGCAATTCTCACAAAGAAATCCGGAGGAATTGAGACTTGCGGCGATATTATGGTCAATGTTCTCGGAGAGTATGGGGATGAGATACCGATAAAACTGCGAAGACCGGAACCTGTATATGCATGGATCAATGTCGAACTTACTACAGATGGAAGTAATATTAACCCAGATTATGTATCCGTAGTGCAGCAAACCATCTGCGAGAAGGCATCCGGAATCTCTATTGGAGACAGTTTAATGTCACAGACATTCATAGCAGGAATATATCAAGCTTTGGCTGGTATTTCTTATTGTAAGATCCATGTGGCAAGTTCGAGTGATATGAGCAGTAAACCAACTGATTTTGTAGAGGGAAATATATCTGCAAACCAGAGGCAGGCCATAAATGTGGACGCAAGTAGAATTGAGGTGAATCTATCGACATGAGCACATACGACGATTGGATAGCCAATATTCCTTTCCAGTTCAGAGATAAGCCGAATATATCTGCGATTATTAAAGCTTTTTCAAAGCAGCTGGATGCTGTGAAAGCAGTCAACCGACAACTTACAGAGGCAGTAGACATCGATACGGCACGTGGCATGAATCTTGATATGATCGGTACCATCGTTAACGTTACAAGAAAAGATGCGCATGTGCTGATGAACAGGGAAATGTCCGTAGTTATTACGGACGAGATGTATCGGAACGTGTTAAGGTTCCAGGCACTGAAAAATAATTCCGATGCGACATATGCAGATATTATGAAAGGAATGTATCTGCTATGGGGAGATGCAAAGATAAAGTATGCCGAAGCAATCCGGGAACCAGCTTCTATCGAAATAAGCATAGCAGAAATTACTACCGATGAGACAGATCCGGCGCTAATCAGGCCTATGGTCATTCGCCCTGGAGGTGTAAAAATATTATTTCGATCAAGTTATACGGATAAGATTGATATGGTATCCTGGGAACGATTCGGGAACTGCAAATTATCCTATGAAAAAAATCATCGATGGAACGGAGCATTCCGCTGGAATAGTGCTATTCGGTGGCACTCTGACGGAGTTACTTTTTCTAATCATTATGACGGATTATGCAAATTTGACGGAAGCATAACTCATCAGGCAGATGGTGCAAAATACAATTATTACGATGGGAAGAACCGGTTCAATGGAAAAATTAATTGGGGGTCATTCACAGAAAAGGAGGACATTGACTTGGCGGATGCAGTATTACTTAATCAAGCAAAAAGGAAAATCTTAAAGTCTCATTTTGATGCCGATACATCTTGCATAATAGCGGGGTTTGTATTTGGAACAGGATTGGGAGCAGATGGAAAACCATATGTGCCAGATGTAGATCAGACCGAATTGGTTAATGAAATCGTCCGGAAGAAACTTGATAGCAAGATGCGAATAAGCGACAGCTGCTATAGATACACAGGAATGCTGAGTGAAATTGAGGGCAATGGCAAATACATCACGGAAATTGGACTAGTAGACGAAGAAGGTGATCTTGTTTGCATTAAGACCTTTGATAAGAAGATTAAGAACAAAGAGGCAGAAATGACATTCAATATCGACGATATACTCGCATAACTGATATCGATATAATCCAACAAAAAGCAATACAGACCGCACATATGCGATATAATTCGCAATGTTTAAGAGGGTCTGACATCAATAGGGGCGTATGCCCCTATTTCTATGCAAAATATTATTAGAAAGAGGTGTAAAACATGGCAAAATTTGTTATTCCTTCAGAACCCGCCTTGAACATTCAAAATGTCAACGAGGTTCTGGAGACAGACCCTGTGCTTGCATCGTTTATAAATGGCTATTTTCAGCAGCTTCTTGAGAACGATCAGGCACTTAAAAATCTGATTGAGAGAAGACCTCCGAAAGAAGAACTCGCAAAGGTAGCTTCAACCGGAAGCTATAATGACCTTTCAAATAAGCCTGAGATTCC